TGAAATTCTTGACAACGTGACTTCAACGCAGGAATAATCTTATGCTGATAGTTACAAGTTAGAATATAACGAACTGTTTGGTGATATGATTCCATATCATTACGAAGTGCTGCTTGTGCAGGCTGTGTAAGATAGTCCGCTTCGTCCAATAGAACAACTTTGAACTTGCCAAACGGAATTGTCTGTACAAATCCGTTAATACGTTCACGCAATGCATCAATGCCGTTTTCACGGCTAGCATTAATTTCTAATACATCAAATTCTTCAATGCCTAATTCGTTAATCAAAACTTTAGCAAGAGTAGTTTTACCTGTACCCGGATCACCTGAAAGCAATAGATGAGGAATGGACTCCTCAGAAATCCAACGCTGCACTATTGCTTTCTGATTTTTGTCAACAAAGACATAATCAGTAACTTTACTAGGACGATACTTTTCTACCCACAATTGATTCTTCATAGTGTATCCTTACGCTTAATCATTGATAGTAAGCCCTCATCGTTGCCAAAGTCAAGTTCTAATTCTTCCAATTTCTTCATAGTTTGGTATGTCTTAAAGAACATATAGGTTGCTGCACCAGCAACGAGCGTGGCTGCTGCTGTAGCTATGATTGTAGTTGTGTCGGGTTTTTTATTCATATCTTAGTATAGTATAAGTTGAGAAAAATGTCAAATAGATTGGGAAAGTGATTGATCCATTGCAGCAATCATTCAATTATTTCTCACTTTCCCAATCTAATTATATCAATATTCTTTATCTGTCATTGTGTAATCGTTAACTGGTGTTTCACTAATTAATAAAATATCATTTGGATCTACCTTACGGATCGTTTTCTCGCCTTCAGAGTCTTCAATGGTCATACCACGACTCCAGCGACCGTGTGCTATCATAATATAATCACCTACTTTAAGGTCTTCCTTACACTTAGGTCCTATTGAGTATATTTGCGCCCATCTTGGACGAATGCCTGCGCTTTTCATATCGTCGTTAATCATGATGATGCCACCACGACTTAGACGCTCTCTAAATTCCATCCCGTGAACTAGGATGTGATCTCCGATTGCTCGGAACTCTTTAAACTTTGCAGTAGTTAAATTGCGTTTTTCTGCCATATATCAGTCTTTGCTAGGGTCAAAAGAGTCCGGAGCTTCACTTGCCGGCTTAACCTGAATTTTCTTCTTAATTGCTTCGACCCTAGAAGCTTCTAGTGCTTTAGCTGCCTTAATGGCTTCAATTGCATTATCTTCTTCTGTTGTATCAAAAAATTCAAGTTCTTCTTCTACTAATTCGGACAAATCAACTTTAGTTTCAGGCGCTGGGCCATTTTCAATTGGCGTAAAGCTATCTACTTGCTTTCTTTTCACGATAGTAGCGGCGCGGTTGCTAACTGTTCGTTGATACTTTTCACCGACTTTCTTAGTTACGGGAAGAATAATTTTTCCCTGACCGTCAATAGTATCTCCACGGGCGTTAACACTCATGTTGCCCACTGCACGGGTTCTCTCGTTTTTTGCAGCAAGTTGAGACATGTCAACTACTTTTCCTTGTGCTGTTCTATACTTTGCCATAACTGACTCCTTTTAACTATTTATATATGCGAATAGATGATTATTTTAAAAATTCATCAATATCTAATCCATAATACAGCGAATTGATTTTATGGACACCGATCAAAAACAATACAAAACTAGAAACACTAGAGCCTCTGCCCACTCCCCATACAATATTATTATTTCTCATTGTATCAACTAGATACTTCAAATATTTTAACAGTACAAACATTTCTCTTTCTTGATACAAAAGAAGTTCTTGTCCTGCTCTTTGCATTTCTTCTTCAGTTTTACATTGGTCTAGTACATATTTTGCAATATCAAAATTTTTGTATTCATTTGGCATGTGCCAGTTATTTTGATTTGCTGTGTCAAAGTCTTCAATTGAAACGTCAGAGGTTACGTACTGAAATATTGTTGGGACAGTATCAATGGTTAAGTCTTGATCAAATTGTATAGTGCTATCTGACATTATTGGTCTAGTAAAAACCAAATTAGGATTAGTAAGATATAACTCTACTAAATCATTTTCGGAGTAGATTAGTTGACTGTATTTGTCTTTTATCATAGTGATATTATTGCATAGTTGCTGCAAAAAAGCAAGTTAATTTTTAACCATATCTCGCCAAGACAATCCTAAATTGACCCAATCATCGGTGAACAGTTTTATAACTTTACTGGGATCCCCTATCTCATATTCGAGATTATTTATTGCGATACAAGCACTATTCCACCAATATCTTCCGCTGAAAGCACTTTCTGCTACTTCTGACACTACGTTGTATCTGACACCGTCGCTAAGCGATGAACTTAGGACTAAATCTGTAATCTTGAGTCTTTCCTCAGCTATACTATTCAGTTTGAGTAACAAAATCATCGCTAGTATTTGGTCGTATGGTTCTTTAGGCAACTCACACACATTCAAATCCACACTTTGATATTTTTTAATTATATCTTGGTTATCTGAACTCACTAGTACTGAATTTTGCATAACCTCATACAAAAAATAGATTATGCGATCCATTGCAATGTTCTGTTCTTTTATTGATTCAGTCTCTACTAACATAGATAAGGTTATATCATAAACACCTATGTGAAACTTGTCTTCAAAATACAACCCTGCTTGAAAACAAAAATCTCTTTCAATTCTAGTACTCATCTTGGCCTATCACTCTGAACATTAATTTGGTTGTTTAATTTTTGCTTATCAAACACCTCATCCATTTTTTTGAAGTATTGTGTTCTATGACTTTCTAGCACCATTTGCAATTGGTGAATCAATGGTCCGTTTTGTGTTCTGTAAGCAAAGGTCAGCTTATTCATAATACTAGACATAGCATCTTGAATTTCTTCAATTGACTTATCTTTTAAATCGGCGCTGCTTAAAAACGGATGTTCCACTATATTACCAAGTATCTAGTTCAACACGTTTCCAAATATCAGTACCGATGATAGCTGTCGCCGCAATGTTAGCATTAGCTTTAGTGCCTACAACAAACTCAGTTCCGGCAGTTCCTGCTACTCTTGTACCGCTAATAGTAATGTTAGTGCTTGGTCCTACTGCAATTGTCTTAATGTAATACACATTGTCGGCTACAAGATTAGTGTTTGCAGTGTCTACGTTTCCAGTAAAGATAATTGGTGCATTGTTAGCTAAATTAGTAGTATTGTTAAGTTGAATAATATTTCCTGCATTGAATGTATTGCCAACTACCTTAGCATATAAGTCTGAGTCAAAATCTGCTGTACACACATAAGCATAGTTAGCATCTACTGATACTGTTCCTGCAACGTCACCGGGCAATCCGGTAGGAGGAGGAGTGCGAGTGATAATTTGTGTGGATTGAAATGGTCTATTAGTCGGGGCTACTGAGATAGTATTGCCGCAGTCTAGCGAAGTGAATGTAAATTCTAAAACTTGGGTATTAGCTGGAGCTGTAATAGTGGCAGTATTGCCAATCATTGAGTAATTTTCAAGTAGAGTAGTACCAAAATTGTTGTTTGATGAAACTATTTGGCTTGGCAATGAAATAACTGCATTAGCATTAGCTACTGCTAGCCGCAGTGTAACTTCGCTTTCGGTATTAGTCGGTGCCCAGCTTCCAAACTGTAGTGTTACGTTTCCAGTCACTGTTCCATAATGAACGTCTGCTTTATTAACGTCAACGAGAACCGTACCAGCGAGAGCATTACCCAAATTGAAAGTTGTGCCTCTAAAACCTCTAGTAGAACAATTACTAATCTGTGCATTAGCCATGTCGTTGTTCAATACTGAGTTGTCTAGTGCAGCCTTCAACACAACTTTGTTTTGTAAGTCGGTGATTTCTGTTGCTGCGGTATTCAAGTTGGTTCTAATTTGCCCAAAATTATCTCTAAAGCCCTGGCTACTATTGTTTTCGCCCGGAACTGGATAGTTTACATTGATTCCGTTAGTGTTAATTTGTGACACTGTGCTTAATTCCTATTCATATAATCTATTTATCGTGGGTATTGGGTCTGGTTAGGTAAAATTGTTTGACGAGGGAACAGCACATAGAAGTCTTTGCTGTCAGTTGGGTCAGGTACAGGTGAACCACTCGGTAGTGAAGTCCAAGCCGGCGGAACCAAATTGTTGTCAAAGTCGTAAGTATTTTTCTTTTCAACAGTGAATCTATCAATCTTGAAATCAATTTGATTAAGTGTTTGAATCTGTCCTACTGGATTCTTCCAATTGGTTTCTATGTTATTTTTGATTGTTTCTGCAAAGCCAGGCTTACAATATGCGATTACCCAGGCAGGAGTAAACCCTAATGTGTTGCCGTCTAGCTGCTGACTTGTCATCCACAATGGTAAGATGTTAGTGTTATTGACAGTACCCAGCACATCTTCAACTTGTTCTCTCATATTGTCTAAGCTATTAGGATATAGTTGTCTTGCAAAGCCTGGGGTCAAGCTCGTGAAGAAATCAATTTGATCATTCTGTCCGATGTAGCTAGTAAAGATGTCAGTTACGCTAGTGTACCACGGGCCCTGATTTAGCGGAATAAATCTAGGCCAAAAGATTTCTTTGCTAACACTTACGTTCTGAGGATTTACTAAATTATCAATTACTGAGCTATACACAACTTCGTAAATAATTTCGCCTGTTTCTTCATCTCTAGCAACAGCAGTCTTTATTTCTCCTAAAGTCAACTGTCTCCAGTAATGATTTATAGTAACAGCCGCAACATATTCATTAAAACTACTAGCATTAATGCCGAATGCGTGATCATATATTACGCTGGTAGCCTTTCCAAAATTATTATCTTGTGGTCTGTATATCATTTCACTGGGGATTA